GACGGACCAACGTGCGCCAAGGCGGCGTGTGCCGGCCTCAACAGCGGTCTTCTCGAACTTAACCTCAACCTGAGGAATATTTCCAGTAATCTCAAAAGCGGAAAGAATTTGCGCAACACCGCGATCTTGATCTGAGAAAGTCCACTCGGAGGTTCTACCTTCGGCGGTGCTTGCTCCACTCAACACGTTCGAAGACGAACCTGTAAAGCGAGTATCAAGAAGTTGGTATCCAAGCTCATCTGCGTTCAATCCAGCAGCACCTTCGTAGAGACCGTTGTCTCCACTAAGTGTTGGATGCTGACCAGGTACGAAACCAGGACCAGTATCTCCACTACGATCAGGGCGCCAGCTATTCGACATTCCAGCTCCAGTAATGGAACCTTTACCATCAATACCGCTACCAAGGGTATCGGACTGATAAGCATAGCGAAGAGCAAATGCCAATCCAACAGGACCGGACATTGGCTGAACACCAACGATTTCGTTGGTGATGAGTTCGGGGAACGTACGACGAATCATTGGAATGAGCACTTTAGGAAGACGAGCATCACCTGGAGCATAATTATCGCCCGAGTTAATAGTACCCGGAGGAGAATAAATGCCAGCAGTTGAAGCCCCGTCGCCGAAGCTACCACCGTGACCGGCAGTATTAGCTTCCTCAATACACCATTTTTCCTGGTTCTCAAGAAGAATAGCAGTATTTAAACGGGTATGATCGTCCTCAATGGGTGCCACACTATCGGAAGAGTATTCAAGAACAGGTGCCCACTTCTCAAGAAGTGAATCTGCTCTATCTCTATCAATAAATGATTGTGGTTTATTCATTAGACGTTTCCTTTCATTTTACCTCATGGGATCTAGTCCCAAGTTACTCAGGTGACAAGCACCTCAATGTTCAGGGTTGAAATTATTTGTGAGATCTTTTTAACTCTTGTAAATAAGGGTTAGCCGGCTCTTTTTTCTTCTCTGAAAGTTTTGGTTGCGGGGCATCAGCTTTGACCTTACGCTGTACAAATGCCTCCTCTTTAATAACACTAAGTCTCTCTTTTTCTTTTTTATCAAAAAGTCTCTCAGTGTATTCGAAATTTTCCTCAATAAACTTAGGTGATTTATCACTAAGAATACGTAACATATACTCCTTCTTCTTACCAGTTAAGTGTGAAGTCTTTGATTCTAATAGTAAATCAGCTTTAGTCTTGGTATAAGCTTCTCTAAGAAGTCCGTTCTCTTTCTCAAGCTTTGCAACTTTCTGTGCTAGCTGATCAATTTGTGTTTTACCATCAACAACAGCTTCTTTAACAGACTCAGACATAAGAGAAGAATCAACAGCGAGAACTTTTCTTAAGTTAGCAAGAACTTCACGAGATGTTCTATTCTTAGTTGCTTCTTCAATAGCTTGAGCTGGAATAGCTTCATCAATATACTCTTCTAAATAATCTGAAATACTCTCAACTAAAGTTGATTTAAACTTATTAGCTCTTCCGTTAAGTTCACTCTCATAACGCTTTACAACAGTAATAAGCTTATTAGCGTTATTATGATCAACAGCTTCAACAACTCTCTTAAGTTTATCTGTATGGTCTTTATCAATTGCGCTTACTAACTCTTCAAGTTTTTCTGCATAAAGCTCATCTTGATTCGTTAAAGCAGCTTCAACTGATAATTGAATTTTTTCTTCGATAGCAGTTTCTATTTCTTTAACAGAATCTTCTGTTAAAACTCCTGCTGCCTGTTCTGGTAATGCTTCTGATTTCTTCATGTTTAAAAGAGTGGTTTTTCTGTTGCGCGATCGATTCTTTTTGTAATTTTATCTTCGATGACGCTCTTTAAATATTTATGTGCCTGGGCATAATTTTTCTTAGAAATATGCTCAATGACCTTAATAATCTTTAATTTTTCTTTGCCCATAATATTATTTATTAGATTGATTTAATAAAGCTAAGAATTCTATCACGTAAAAAGGTATCAACATCCTTTTTAGGTAATCTTTCTAGAGATTTTTCAAAATTTTCGTATACTTCTTCGTATTTATCGTCGCCAACAACTACCCATTGCTTTGATTCTAAGATACCATTAACAAAGGCTTTTGGGTAAGACGGGTCTGCTACGCAGTCAATAGCTACAAGTTTCATATTTTTAACAGTACTATGATCACTACTTTCTTCAAGCGTTCCAAGAGCACGTGAAGACATTCCAACCTTTACTCCATCATTAATTAAAGATCTAACTATTTGACCGCAGGGTGTTGTTAGTACTTTAGATTTACCATAAAAGATATTTCCGTCTTGAGTTAACTCAGTTACAATGTGGCATGCTCTTTCAAGATCAACATCAGCAGTAGTTGGATGGTTTAACTCACCCATCGCACGTCCAGGGGTAACCATTTCCTCGATATAGCGTGCAGTTTCCCTTTCTAATTCTTTTAATGGATACATCCGGTTGTTCCTGTTAACACCTTCTGCCATCATATATGGACCTTTTATGAATAAATTTGAAGGCGAGTTTCTATCTACTTCTTCTTCAATGTATTCGAACTCATCGTTTACATCAGGTTTTTCTACAACCAAGTTAAGTTTTAATGCCATATTATTATTTAGTCACCCCTTACGATAAAGCTCCTTTTCTGTAATAATTATGAAGGTAAAACCGGACTTTTTACAATATTCTCGAGCTGCTTTCCATTTTGCTTGATTTGTTATAAACATTTTTTGCTCGTATATCAAATGCTGTTTCTTTCTATACTTTGTTTGAGGTGGTTTTGTTTGTTTTGAAGGTTTTATTTCAACAAGGTAGTTAATTACCTCATTACCTTCCTTTATAGAAACAAAATTATCTACATAATATTTGTGAACTCTATTGTCTAGAGGGTTTTTATAAGGAACAACAACGTTTTCACTGCCCCATTTTAAAACATTTGGATTTGTATCGCAAAATCTAAAGAACTTTAATTCTAATCCTGATCTATATACTGCTTTTGTACCAATAAATTTTTCAGAATTAGTTGGAGTAAAGACACCTTGCCGCCACTTCTTCCTCATCCTACAAAGAACATTGGTGGTTCCGTATCGCCTAGTCCAGGAGATGCGCCTTCTAATAGTTTATTCTCAAGTTCGGCTTTTTTATCTAACCCTTCTTGAAGCATATCGTAGTTTAATGCACCACCACCTAATAATTGTACATTGCCAAACTTACCTCTTACACGTCCAATAGTTATCATACTAAGTGCTAGAGCATATTCGTATACCCATTGCTCCATAATAACATCTCTAATAGGTTTTTCGAGATAACATCCAAGAACTCCATAGAATCTATCATTACCAGGTTGTGGGTACATTTGCATATATTGCGTCCTAGGATCGAATTTTATATCTCTTCGAATTGCTAATAGTTTTTCTCTTGTATCAATCCACTCTTTTAGTGTATACCAAGATACTAAGTCAAATCCATAGTTACCTAAAGCATAACTAAAGTATGTTTGTTGTGCGAGTGTTTGTTCTAAAGTAAACAACGTATTAATACCTGTAGTTGAACCTTCTTCGAAGTCGATAACATCAACAACTTTTCTATATTCCATTACATCATAATCAAATGCATTTTGATAATATAGAGCTTTAGTTTCTTTACCTTCAAGAGTTATTGTTTGTTCAGGTGAAGCTTTAAAAAATGCACTAAGACCAGGTTTAAATGAAGTTATGTCCTGATAAAGTGAAGTTCCAAACACTTGAAATGGTTCTATACCAGCACCAAGTGCTGATGGTTTTTCATAAGTACCTGCTGTTACAGAGGCGAAAAGTGATGATAGCGAATTAATCCCCCCACCGTGTGGCGTACCAACAAACTCTGTCGCACTTAAGGATGACATTGCTACGTACACAGAAGGTAAGTTTGTTTGTGGATTACCACCACCAGGCAGCCCGGATAATGCACCTGCAGCCCCACTTAGTAAGTTTGGCGGTTGCGATCCGTAAAATTCTGGACCTGGTCCTAAAGGGTTTTTACCGCCTATTTGTTTTACTTTTGTATCAAGATCAGTATTTGCTAGTGTATAGAGAAAGTCTAATCTAATACCTTTATTGTATTCATACATATTAGAATCAAATATTAAATATTCTCTCGTATAACCAGCGTACTTTGTAAAGTATTCAACTGCTATCTGAACGTTTTGTCTAAGTTGATCAGTATGTATCTCTAAGCTTATTAAGGGATATCCAAGGGATCTTTTTATTCTGTCGCCAAGTTGATCGTATGTTTTAATCTTGCTATTTAAATTTGTTGATAAAAATGCAGAAAGCGGTTTAATATTACATGCAAGTGCCATAAAATTATTTATTCAGGCATAAATAAATATATGGCGACACCAACATCAAATTCCGGAAGTGAATATTTTAATATAAATCAGTGTAGATCGTATGGGATGAGACTAGCCGGAAGCTCAGCTCTAACATGCTTATCAAGTACAGATACCGGAGGACACGGAGCGGGCATGCCCTGTTCTGAAGTTATTATACAAAATAGAACTGGCGGCGATGTAACTATTTTTACTACTAACTTCGGACCATTTGCTTCTGGATCACCACAAGGAGCTGGTGGTTCACGTGGATTTGTATTAGAAGATAATGATCAATTTACTTTTAGAGGCTTAACAAATGTTAATGAAGTTTCCGCAGCGGCGAAGTCCGCCGGTATGATTTACTACAGGACTCAGTTCTTTAGTTTTAATCCACGTTAAACTTCAGCAGGCTCTTCTACTTCAACTTCAGTTTCTGCGACTTCCTCTGTATCGGCCTCACCAGTGTCTGCTGGTCCGCCGCCAAACTCTGGTATACCACCTCCGCCACCTCCACCAACACCTGCCCCTTCACCGCCTACAGCAGCTTCACCTTCAGCTAATTCACCCGCTAATGCTTGTTCTTTCCATGCTGGTCCAGCAGCAGTAATTTGAGCTAACTCCCACTGAAGCTCAGCATCTTTTCTTAAAAATTCCCTGTTAGCTAATATATCCTTATCCTTCCATCCAAGATATTTTTTCTGTGCATATGTAGCAGATACAAATTCATTACCAGCTAAGTTAGTATAATTTCCTGATTTAAGCTCAAGTCTTTGATTTTCTCTAAGCTCATAAAAATTAGTAGGTACATTAAACTCAATCTCTAAATTTTGTTCATTGAGTTCTAATTTTTCAAAAATACCCATTAGCGTAAGATGAGTAATAAATCCTTTCTTAAGACCAGCTGCAAACCTTTGCTGTTGCCTTATTACAAAACGAGCAAACTTAAGTTCTTCTCTCAATATTGATGTACCAGAAGCTTCAACCTGATCTTGTGGATCTAATCTCGCTGTTGGTACTTTGAGAGCTCTATAAAGCTTTTTAATGAAATACATTAAATCAGATAACTCACCTAAGTTTTGTCCTCCTGCTAGCTGTCTAACATCTGTACCCTCTGAACCTTGTCTCTTAGCAAACCAAAATGCATCAAGCATAGATTGAGGATTAAACTTCTTAACAACATCTTCTTGGTCTATATCAAATGTTTTTCTCGACCAATACTGTTGAATTAATTTTTTGAGATATGCCTCAGCTTTAGGTGGTGGCATATTACCAACATCAACATTAAAAACTAATCTTTCTGGCGCTCTAACTAAACGATAAATAACAATTGCATCTTCAATTAGTGATAACTGTCTATAAGGACGTCTTGCATTTTCTAAGAAAGGTATAATAAAGTTTTTAGTTTCATTATATACACCAGAATTAACATACATAATCTGGTTTTGATCCATTGGTATAAATTCAACCTTTTCTACCTTTTGAGGTTGTGATGGACTAAAGATCGGCTTTCTATATATATAACCTTTAACAAGCATGTTTTGTATGTTGTTATACACCGGATCTATAATCTCAGCTGGTAAATTAATAACACCGAGTACACCATCTTTTACGTAACCTTCGTGAATTATTTGTTCAAAGAAAACCTCTCCCTCAACCATCATCTGTCGAAAGTATTGCCAACCTTTATTTTTAAGATCGTAATACTCAACATATCTATGAAATTGTTTTTCTATTTCAGCCTTTTCGTCTATTGTTAAATCAATGTCTTTATAATGTAAGCTTGTAATCCATCCTGTTTCATCCGGATTAATCATTTCATCACAAATTTCATCTAACGCATCTGATATTTCAGAATAAGCTGCCATTATCCTATAATCACGAAGTCTTCCAGCTTTATCATCTTGTATGTTAGCATACATGACATCACCAAAAGATGAATCTTTAGCAAAATCACCAATAGGTATATTATTATATGGATTGGAAGAGGAAACAGAAGCTTTAGCTAATGCTTCAGCTCTACGCATTCCAGCTTTCTGAAAGAATTTATATTTTGGGTTTAATGCATCATTTTCACCGCGACCATCATCTGTAGCATACGGTAGTCTATTTTGGATGTACTGTATTAAACTTCTTCCAAAAGTTGATGCACGACCGTCATTAGTCACATAAGAGCGATTTTGGTCTGAGCTTGTTGATGATCCGGATCCAGGCATTTATATATATTTATGTTAATTTAAGGATAGAGCTACTGGCTTGGTAGGAAGTTGCCCACCCAGCTTCATTACCAGTAACGATTGTAAACTCACCTGCTTTTGCAGCACTGAGAGAAGATAAGGGAAAGAAAAAATTAACTACATTATCATTTACGACTTTATAAAAATGATCTTCAAGTTCATAGCCACTAATAGTATCCATTTTAGCAGATGTAATGGAAGTAAAATTCGTAAAAAATCCACCCGTACCTGCTATAGCCCCAGCCTGATCTACGTATGAACTTAAATAAAATTTATTATTTGCGTCTAGACGCTTTCCATAAAGTATAAAGTTACTATGGGTACTTCCTGTGTTTGTACAAGATATTATATTTGTCACCGTACCCAGCGGAAAGTTATTAATAGGGTAAAAAGTACCAGTAGTAGCGTAAAATATATTTGTAAATTCCGGTATGCCTGAAACAGTTATTGTTTCCGTATAATTTGTTGGTACGCGATCATTAAACCCTGAAAGACTTGGATAACCTAATTCTTGATAGGTATTATTTTCTACAGGAAGAGTTGGATCTAATGGTGAATAAATTTTATTAGCTAAATCTACAGCAATAAAATTATTATCAACTTTATAAATACTACCTTGGGTATCTTTTTCTTCCGGAAACAACCACCCTTTGATTGTAAAAGAAGTATCTACAACAACTCTAAATTTATCATTATATGTTGTATCTGTTGGTGTAGTATAAGCTAAATCACCACTCCATAACACTTCACTTCTTATTTCTTGTGGATATTGCGCTCCGTAATCTTCAGGTACCTCCCAAGTAAGTATAATATATGGGTTGTTATAAGGTACAAAATTAGATACAATTTGATCTACATCTTGCATATATCGCGCAAGAATAGACATACTAACTTCTAAATTTACCGGGACCGGCATCATAAATTTTGATGCAGCTTTCGGATCTTCTTCTCTTTGAGCTGGTATATAAGAAGGTGCTAACTTATTAAACACCCTATCATTATCTCGAGATATACCTGTTAAGTTAACAGCTACTACCGGTAGTGTTATATTTTGCGCTTTATTTATAATATCGTACATTACTCTTTGCTTTGGAGCAAATACATAACGAACTTCAATGTCGTTTCCAGGATTTCTATTTTTATTAAACCTACTAATAACAGTATCATCAAACGCAGCTATAAACTGTGTTAGTAAGTCTTTAATTTCAAAATGAAACGCTCGGTTCTTCATGCGTACTTATATATTTATTACAGAAACCTGTCAATGAAATATTTTGGTAGTTTATGCTTATTATTTACAATACTTTCAACAACAGCACCATCTAAAATATATGTAATGCAATGATCTTTCTTAGATCGCACGCCACGACCGCAAGATTGAATTACAGAACATAACATTTTATTAGAATACCAATTAAAGTCATCCTTCATCAATCTCTCTATCCTTTTATCTTTAGTAGGTAAATAAGGCGCTTTTATAATAATTTGAAATCTAGCTAGATCATCTTTTAAGTCAACACCATGAGACATAGATGGAGATATTAATACAGTTGGTTTGTCATTAGTTAAATGTATATCTAAAATTTCTTCATTTCGAACTCCCGGTTCTCTAAACAAAAACCTCTCATTAAATAATTTTTTTTGTAAAAATGAAGTAATAGTATTATTATGAGTATGAATAATACCCTTATCATTTTTATGATGCTCACAAATACCTTCTACCTGCTTAATAATTTTTGGTAAGCTTCGCTTTAGGTTATGGTAGTTAAGCTTAATTTTTGTATTACAATATATCGGCGCTTTTTCTGCACTAAACGATGACTCAGCTTCAACATATTTAAATTTATCAATACCTAATGTTTTACAAAAATTTACAGGATCAATAATAGTTGCAGACATCAATATTACTTTATCAGCATACTTAAAGAGATGATTTGAAAGATTATTTACTTTTAGAGGCATAAAGGTAATTCCTTCCTTACTTGTTTCAAATAGGTATTCACTCTCACTCCATGTATCAATAATTAATGAAAGCTTTGAATGTAAGTTTCTCATACTTACAATCTGTCGGCGGGTTTCTACTATAAACTTTTTGTTATTCGTATTACTAATAGAGTCGCGTAATTGATCTATTTTATCGCTTAAGTCGAGTAAAAGATTATTAATCCATTTTATAACATTTGCATTATTTTTTGAATAAAAAGGACGAACCATAACATCCATTCTCTTTAACATTTCAAAATTAATATCACAAGAAAACTCTTTAACCAATTGATCTTCTAGCTCTGCAGCTTCATCACATACTAAGTATTGTTTCTTCTTTACATGATTAGGTAAAGAAAAGAACATGTTATAGTTTAATGCAGCAAACTTATTAATAAGAGCATCTCTACGATCATTATGATACGGGCATTTATGACGCCTTCTATGGTCCTCTAATATGTTTTTAGGCATAATAAGAGACTCTAACTCAACATCAATATTAGAATCAATTGTACTGATATAGTTACTCTTACCTTTTAGAATAGTTGTATCATTAAATAAATCTCTATATTGATCTTGCAAAGCTTTAGTTATAGTAAGAGCAAAAGTACCTGCTGCATCTTCATCTTCACACTCATCTTCATGTATATATGAACCGGATTGATCTATTTTAAAAGCAGTATATGATGTAATAAGGTCTTTAAAATTTTCTGACGGTTCTTGTGAAGAATTTGCAAGTGTCTTTGATATAAAGCTTTTACCTGACCCCGTCGGTGCATTACATACTACAAATTTATAACCATCACTAAAAGCTTGATCAATATTTTTTAATAATTTAACTTGCGCAGAGTTCGGAGTAAATCCTTCCGGAAAGCTTTTTAATAAACCACCTAACACACTTTATTATACTATAGCTTTTTCAGAAGGCAATATATATACAAGATTGTCGTATAGCTTTGATTTTGAGGAACTATCTAGAAACTTTACCATAGTTATTTGTGATTTAGGTATAAAGGAGCTTAAGTGATAATTTAATATACCTCTATCCTCTTCATGATACATTTTAAACGGGTATGGTATTTCATAAGATTTAACTGAGTCATTAAACTCTAAAGTTAAGTTTATATAATATTGCTTAATTTGAAAAATTTTAAGCTTACCTCTTTTCAATATTTTTTTATCTGTTCTTATTACTATATCTTGTAGTAAGAATGGTTTTAAAAAATCTGTTACTTTCTCTAAACTTACATTCATGAATTCATAAAATTAAATTTTTGCGACGATGACATAGGATATATATTTTCATTAAAATATACCCAAAAGTCATCGTTAGCAGGTATTTGCTGTATTAAATCGCATTCCAAGGTATTTATATTTCTATAATCTTGCATTATTATATCCCACGCAACAGCTAATCTATCTGGTCCTAGATAGGCTTTAGGTGGGCCTTTTGGTGGAAAATAATTCAATGAAATTCTACCATTAACTGAATTGAGCAAAGATAGTGATTTCGTACAAAGCATTCTTCTCGTAGGAGCTTGACCAGGTTTAATTATTCTACGAGCAAATCTTATTTCACAAACATTGTCTAATAAAAGAGCGTCAAGAGCTGCTTTCTGTATTATCATCTTTTTCTTTACAGATACCGAACATTCTTTCTTCGTTCAAAAAGATGCCCTTTTCTACCGTCCCTTTACCTGGAACTGAGACGCCAGAAATAGTAACACCCATATTATTTGGAAAGAGAACAATATCACCTTCCTTAGCATATTTGGCATCTGGTCCTGATAAAATAACTCTGCCTTTTCGCCATGCCATAGTAATTTGATTTGTTGGAATTAAGATACCGTTTCGTTCAATTGCTTCTTGTCCTTCTGGTACCATCTCTGATAAATCTACATATTCAATTAATAAAATATCGTCAAAGAGAAATGTTAAATCGTAGTCAGTTAAACCAAAATCACCTTTATCTGGAGCTGATAAATCAATCAAGCTTTTTGTTGGTGCTAAATTATCTATTGATGCTAATGCCATAAAACTATTTAACAACGTAGTTCCTTTTATCCAATATCAGACCGGTTTATAATGAACGTTTTGCTCTTTTTCTCTTTCGTCGAGTTCGTAATTTTTTCTATACTCGTTATTAACCTTAATAGTTTCATTTAGAATAGAAAAACATTGTGCAAAAGAATTAAATGCAGCAGTGTCTTTAGGAAAACACGCTCCACCGTAACCGCGTTTATTATCAAATCCTGGAACAGTAGTATGTGAGTGTGTAATACGTGGATCAGATCCTACAGCACTTATAATTGCATTATAGTTAGCATTATGATTTTTTGCTATATCATATAACTGATTAAAAAAAGTTACTTTCGTAGCTAAAAAAGTATTAATGCTATATTTTACAAATGCAGCTTCAGTAGCTGACATATGAAAAACAGGACAAGGTCGACATATACTATATTCGTTATATATATCTAACAGTTCTTCTGTGTAATGCCCTGTACCACCTAATACAAGCATAAATTGATTTACAAAATCTTCATTAGCATTCTTCTCAGTTAAGAATTCTGGATTATAAACAAAGTCTTTAAATTTATCTGATAACCTACCTGCAATATCCGGTGTTACTGTTGACTTGAGAACAATTAATGCATTAGTGTATTCACTTACTTCAGCACAACATTGCTCTACTATTGATGCATCAATACTACCATCATTACTCATAGGGGTAGGCGCGCATATAAAGACAACATCTGGGTTAAAAGATAGTAAATCCTCACATGTAGTATTATAGTTTGGGTCAATTAATTTCTTTTTAACATTATTTGAAAACCCATAATCAACTGCTTTACCTACAAAGCCATGACCTACAATACCTACTTTAAGCTTCATAAGACTTAATCCAATGTTCTAATTTAACACTTGGTTCATAACCAAGAAGCTCCCTACTCTTTGTTAAATCAGCTAGCGTTTCTCTAGCTTCACCAGGTCTATCAGGAATAAACTCAGTCTCACCACCAATAATATTTGCTACATCTAATACACTATGATTTACACCAGTACCTACATTAAATATTTCCCCTACAATATCTGGATTTTCGCTTTCTGCTGCTAATATATTAGCTTTAACAATATCACCAACATACGTAAAATCTCTTCGCTGTTCACCATCTCCAACAACTGTCATTGGCATTTCGGCGTTTTTTTGTTTTTGAAAAATACCAATAAGAGGTGCATACTGACCTTTTAGGGGTTGGCGCTCTCCGTATACATTAAAGTATCTAAATATAACTGTCTCAAGGTCAAACAGATTATAATACATTTTACATAGCTCTTCTGCTGCAGCTTTTGATACAGAATAAGGGTTTAAACAGTCCCTAGGCATGTCTTCTTTTAATGGACATACATTTGCAAGACCGTAAACAGATGATGTAGATGAGAACATAAATCTCTTTACACCATGCTCTCTACTTTGCTGTAACATGTTACATGTACCGACTACATTAACATCACAAGACTCAATAGGATTTTTAATTGCAACTGGAATTCGTGAATGCGCTGCTAAATGAAAAACATAATCAGGTTTAAACCTAGAAAAAACTTTACTGCATTCTCTTTGATCTGTTATATTGATAAGATGTTTTTCTGCTTTATTATTCCAATAAAATTCTTCATTTACGGTTGAACTTTCATTATCAATTATTGCTACCTCATAACCGTCAGCAATAAGTTGATCAACTAAATTCGACCCGATAAATCCGGCCCCGCCTGTTACTAGTGCTTTTTTACTCATTTTAATTTAATTTGTTTTTTAATCCATTTATACGTTTTTGCCATTCCTTCTTCTAAAGTCGCTGTTGATTCCCAACCTATTTTTTCTCTGTAAAGCTTATTATCAGAATTTCTACCCCTTACACCTAAAGGGCATTTAAATCCATACTTATCAATAAATTCTTGACCGTCAATATTTTTAATTTTAATATCTTTTTCTGAGAGATTAATCGCGATTTGAGCTAACTCGTTAATAGTTACCATCTCTTCTGATCCAATATTTACAGGTCCAAGAAATTTATCTTGTCTCATTAGTCTTAATGTAGCCTCAACACACTCTTCAACATATAAAAAGGATCTTGTTTGTGATCCGTCGCCCCATACCTCTATTTCAGTTGCTCCTTCTACAGCTTTTCGACACATAGCTGCCGGTGCTTTTTCCTTACCTCCGTCATATGTACCCTGAGGGCCGAAAATATTGTGATATCTTGCTACTCTAACATTAAGACCATAGTTTCGACTAAAAGCTAAAAATAATCTCTCACCAAAAAGCTTTTCCCATCCATATTCACTATCAGGGTTTGCAGGATAGGCTGAAGACTCTTCGCAATTAGGGTTATCAGGATCTAATTGATTATGCTCCGGGTACATACAAGCTGAAGAAGAATAAAATACCCTCTTAGCTCCATGTTTTGTTGCATAGTGTACTACGTTTAAATTAACTAAAGCAGAATTATGCATTACATTTGCATCATTATCACCGGTAAAAATATAACCAGCTCCTCCCATATCAGCTGCTAATTGATACACTTCATCAAAACCACCTTCTAACGTTAATACTTTATCTACCACATTAGGATCTGTTAGATCACCAGATACATATTCATCACAAATATCGTTATGATCCCAATATTCGTGCTTTTCTTTAATATCTGCAATACGAACCCAGAAACCTTCTGACTTTAATCTTTTTGCTAAATGACCTCCAATAAAGCCACCGCCACCTAACACTAATGCAGTTTTACTCATAATTTTTTATATAACTTTTTAATTCACGTACTGAAATATTTTTATTTTTAGCAAGCAAATTTAAATTTTCTTCCTCTTCTTTATCCTTTTTAACCTTTTTGATATAGGATATTCTCTTAAATTTAAGTCGTGGAATCAAATAGTAATATAATTTATAAGCGTCTTGTTTATTTTCAAATATAGTACTAAATTTATTCAATGTCTCATTTGTAAAGACCGACATATCATTATTATAGAAAGAAAGCCAACGATTAAACAAGAAGGGTACAAATGCTTGCTCACCTTCTGCGTCTAAATCTTGCGCTTTATCTTTCTTAGAGTAAAATAATTTATTTTGCAGTTGAAAAAAATTCATACAATTACTTTTGTAGTAGCAACAAACTCATCAGCAACCTCATTATTAAAGTAATCGATTACAGCAGTCATAAACTCTTCAACATTTTTCTCAGATAAATTAGAAGAGTAAGCAAACGCAGGAGCTTTGTCACCAGCTACAATATTGATACCGGTATGACCTACAGCTACACTATCTTTCGAGTAAGTAATCGAAACACTTACTTTGCCAGACTGTCGAACTTGCTTATCAACACCTACAAACTCATCTTGAACTAACAAATCATCACCATCTACCACTATAGGCTTTTGAATAATATTAGATAAAATATTAGCAATTGCAGTATTAAACAGTCTTTGAAATGAAACTGCACCAAATGGACACAAATTAGGAATTTCCCAGCAAAAATTTATAGCGTCTTGACTGTGAATATAGTCATTACTTAATGTATCTTCTAGATCGATGAGTTCCTCTTTAACATACATAGGAGCTCTAAATGCAACAATATTACCATATGGTGATACCTGCTTACGAAAATATTTGTAAGCAAATCTCTCGTGAATTAATTTTCCATCGTATACGCCTTCTTTAATAATCATTATAATGATTATATGATATATTGATTATTATTCAACTTAAACATGCTTCCACCTGTTTATTAGGTTGATATAATTACCTGAGTCTATCATCTGATCGTTCCATAATTGACCACTTACAAAATGTCTTAAAATAACATCTTTTGGATTTGATAGTTTATTAATATTATAATCACAATTACTTTCACCGGGCCATTCTGTAACATTATATCTTGTATCTTTAATCTCTACATGTTTATATAATTCTTGTGTTGTATACTGTGGATCTTGTTGACTATCACTATTCCAACCAAAGTCTTTAATTTTAAAATATGGTATATCGCTATGCATTGTTACACCAGCAAGAGAATACCAACTTGCTTGCTCACTAAACATATCCCAAAACGAGGTCCCGGAATTAGGATGTATAATATGTCTAAGCTTTTTATGTCTTTCATCCGAAACCATATTTTTAATTAACTGTTTAGACCATTCATTTATTTTTATACTATGCCAACCCATACAGTGCGTGTTACCTGAATCGATAGAATACGAAAAAGATTTTGTTGTAGCAAAATCATAGTCTAAATTAACCATAAACATGTCTGCGTCTAGAGTTAATATTAAATCACCATCATTAATATTATTATTATCTAACCAATCATCATACATGAGGAAGTTTGTCCAACTTGGATTTTCTCTTCTTTGTTGTATTTTTGTTTTGATCTGTTCTCTATCATTTATCTCTATATATTCGTAATTATGCTTTAAGGCATATTCTTTATTTCTAGGAGAAATATATTTGTCAAAAATGTTTTGAATCTTTTCAGGGTATACTGCTACAACTAGTAATATCTTTCTCATACCTGTTATTTTTCTCTTATATACAGAGCATCTCCCCACACAGGCTGTTCACTATTGGAGTGCCAAAATGGATCAGCCCAACTTTCTTCTACTCTCTTTAAATTATATTTTGAAAGAAAATAATCTATATCCTCAATTAGCGCACAATTTTTATATAATTCATCTTTATTAACTTCTGTCATTACGTAGTCAACATTTTTAAGTGTTTTTGATGCGCCGAGTAAAACATTTAATTCACCTCCTTGTACATCCATATTAATAAAGTTAAACTTAGATGACGTCTGATATTTATCGAGTGGATGAACTTTAACTTTTATCTTTTCATTAAAAACAGTTTCCGGATATATATGAGTATGTATATGCGGTTCAAGCAAAGAATTAGATTGTCCTTTATTGGCAGTCTCCCTATAAAAATCAGCTTCACAGGAGAACGGGCCTAAAGCTTTATTAACACAAATAGCTCTTTTATCGTGACTAACTCTAGATTTTAACTTTTTAAAATGATCTGGATCTGGTTCAAAAAAAACCATATGTTCTATAGTATCAATCTTTTGATACTCATCATATTCGGTACCGACGTGACCACCAACATGAATAACACCTGTTATATTCATGTTATATTTTTTAATAGCACTATGTAAGTCAATCAACATATAGCTTACTTAAGTATAAATAATTTTAATTCCAGGTTTGAGCCCAGAGATGTACACAAAATGTTTCTGGTTTAATATAGTCTCGCGGATTATCACCTCGGATTCGATGTCTCGGAAAACAAGGATATGGATAAAAATAAGAATTAGGAAAAACAACAGTATTATTATCTATATTTTCTAACACCTTTCGTGTTGTATGATACGGTCCTGTTGAATCAATAATCGCCATTCCATCATGCCACTTCATTTCTTTATCATAAGTTTGCATAGCTGTTATTGCCTTACTCTTAGGTTTAGATCCTATTATACTATTTGACATCGACGGCCAATCATCATAACAAATACCGCAAAAGAAGTCTAAATCTAGTAACTCATCAAACAATTTTACAATCATAAAATCTGTGTCTAGATAAACACCACCATATTCATATAAAATTACGTTTCTTAATATATCAGCTTTTTGACCAAAGTTTGGAGTTCGATCAAAAAGATCTTTATTTTTAAATTTACCTAAACTTTCAATATCATTATTTCCCCACAGCTTATACTCCCATCCATTATCATCACATTTCTTTTTTACTAACTGGCATGCTTCTTTTTCCTGTTTTGCCATCTCACCTCCTAACCATATCTGGTGTATAGTTTTCGGTATAACGTCTTTCCCTTTTGGTGATGTAATATAATTGTTGTAAACTTTTTTAATTGTATCCCAATCTTCTATGTTAGTTGGTTTCGTTAAATAGTCTACTGAAAGGCTCATACAACTATCAAACGACGGAGTAGCGCTTGCTTGAAGTATTCTAAGTATTTGTTTACACATCCCTTCAAGTGTAAAATACTTTTCATAGATTTTTTTACCACTTGCGAGCATTTGTTCTTGTTGCTTATCTGTAATTTGACTTAACTTATTCTTCAAATTTGGTATTTCTGTCTCATGAACTAACACACAAAAAGATTCATAATCAATTACATCTTCAAAAGGAAACCATTTCTTATCATATACAACAACTGGTATTGAATTAAGTTGCATTATTTCATAAAACCTAAAACTTTGTGCGCCGTAACCTCTTGGACAAAGAGAAAACTTAGATCTATTAGTTACATCTATAAAAAAATTAAGTTGCTCTTCTGGTACAGCCTCTGTCCAATGCTTCATATACAATTGAAAGTCATTATCATTTGCGTAAGTATCTCTAATAGTATCACGTATAGGGTGCGATGCCGAACCAACGAAGGAACAAAAAATATCTTTTTCTTTTTTGTCTGGTACTGAGGGTATTTTAGAGCATATAAGAGGTAGAGGTATACCGTTTCCATTACCACCTCCTTCAAATGATAATGTTCCTGCTGGTAACTGTTCTTCAACTGCATCATCATGCTGTGATACAGAAAAATACTTACCGTCTGGTAAAGCATTTAAAAATGGTTGTATTAATCTACGTTTATTAGCTCCCTTATGCTCCATAATGTAAACATTAGTCCAAAAAATAGGTATAAGTGTAAATCCTGTCTTATCAAATTCTTTTTTATTCTTAAGATAATACTTATAAAAGTATTCTTCCATATAGTATCCTTCGTGATAGGGCGGGTACGTTGGATGATCGTATGGTATTCTTAACTCTTTAAAGTCTACAATCATGATTTGTTAATGTATTTACTCGAAGAGCCGTTAATATCAAAATATAAATCAATATCATCGTGTTTTGGATCTAATGGCCATGATTGTGTATCAAGTGTAAGACTATATGGAAAAATAATTTTTTTATGTGTACCTAAAAATGCTGGCCACCATGCAAAAGAAGATTGTGATATAGCCAGATTTTCACTATATAGTAATGTCTTCATGTCATCCATTGCACTTCTATCTCCATTAATATTAAAATCTGGTCCTTGTGAGGATGTTTCAAGCTCACAACCATATTCTAATAAATTTGCTACAGTTTCACATTTTGGATCATCTGTAACAATTTTAACTTTTGAAAATCCGGAAGAATCTATAAGACCTTTATAAAAGTCTAAACCTAAAAACTGCTTTAGTTGATGATAATCACCACCTCTTACATGTAATACTAATGAGTCTTTGTTAATAGTATCTAAATCTCTAATTCCAAATATCTTTCTTAATGTATCGCGATTATTAATATAGTATTTTGACTGCTGTACAAAAGAGTCGAGAATTATATCACCGTCAAAATCCTTAATTGCATCAAAATCAAAATGCTGATCGCCTAGAGATCTCGCCTTTAAAACATTAGTTTGTAATCCATCAACTGGCTTGGGTTCAATTCCAAAATTTGGTAAACCTTCTCTATAGAATAACTCACAGTTAAATTTTTCAGCTAGCAAATATGCAAATGCATATTGAAACATTCTATTACCTAAACGACCCCATGGATCATATTCTATTATTACTCTCATATTACCAATAACAAGCTTGTTCTACAACATCTATACGATCTGGTGTTTCATTATCCAGGGGTCGTGTCCAGTGTTCATTAAAAAACGGTTGAAACTCCTCCATTTTATCCCATCTATTACCTTTTATGCCAAATAAAATTTGTGTTGCACCGCCTAAGTGTATTCCTGTCTTGCCAATCTTTTTACACTCTAATGCTAGTAAAAGACCTGTGTGACCTGTACCAAAAATACCCACATCGAAGTCTAAGCTCTTAACCTTATCTAACATTTCATCGTATATTTCACGTGAATTATTATACGGTGAATCTTTTGTAATGGTTATTGCTGTTGGATATTGTATTGGTGTAAGATCAAAATTAGAGGTTATTTTATTGTTCCATATTTTATTAAGATTTTTAAAGTTGTTAGATATTGATGCCGCAAATGGTGAAAAAACAGCAACCTTTTTACCTTCTAAGTATGATGTCCATGGGTCATCGAAAAAATATGGCTCTAAATGCTGTAATTTTGTAATGTTTACTTTACTACAATATTTTTCATATATATTTTTTTCAAATCCTGGAAGTACGTTTTCTCTCCAAACAGGAACTAAGTCTAAATATTTTAAATCCTCAAGTATAGTGTCTGTAAACCATGTGAAAGTATCATTATTAACAGGGTATAGACCCGCTACATCTTGCGTTTCTTTCAAAAATTGCTGACCCCATGGATTAGACTTATTAAGAGTACACCATATAATTTGAAGCTCATTGCCCCCAAGTTTACCTGCTGTAAAAGGAATATTATTTTTTAAGTGGTGACTTATAAAGTTATTTCCATCAATTATCATTTTGTAAATATTTTTCTCTTATCATTTTAATTAGCTTAATTTTACTCTCTACCCCAACTACGTAGTTAGCATGATGAATTTTCATATTTTTTGGGGGTATAATATGTGTAACCCCATCCCAGACATGTGTACCGTCAGGATTATCATAAAAATTACCGATGGTATAATATTTTTCTTTATCTAGAAACTTATAATCAACCATGTCTTTTAATCGATTTAACGCTACTTGATCGTTCACCATTTCCGTAAAGTTATTATATATTTCAGTAAATAGTTTTTTGTTTTTATCATTACCACGAGCTATAAAAAATCCCGCACAAAGAGAATTACAATCTTCTTGACATGCTATATCTTTATCACCTAACGATTCCTTTAAGTCGTCAATAAAATCATTATAAAAAACAATATCTGTATCTGCAAAAATAAAATAATCATTACTATTTTCTTCTATAGCTTGAAGTATAACTTGTAACTTATATCTCATACTATCAAGCCAACCAGCTTCCATAAACTTACCTTCATTAGTAGTTTGCTTATGATAAGCTGCACGAATAGGTACTTGTGTTTTAGTATAAATATCCCTTAAAGACGGTTTAAAAAAATCTTCATACAGTTCTTTATGCGAATCGCTATAATGCGTGTAAATATTCATGCAATTTTTGCTTTTATAATTTCTACCTCTTTAAGAATTTCCGGCATTAATTTTTCTGCAAATATATTAGGATTATCCCAGATGCCTTCTCTCGTCTTTTCAATATTTTCAGACACCTTATCCTTACCACCATACTCAGAAAAATGCTTATGCCTTATCATTATATCATGAAAATAAATCTTTCGATCTAAGAGCTCATATACTTTATCTAGATATGTATCACCAAACGTATCAGGCTCTATAACTTCCATGTAGTGACCAACTGTCTCAACATACTCACGATGAATAAAAGAATTAACTGCTAACGGTGGTACATCAGCATACTTATTACCCGGACCCCTCATACCATCATTACAATGTACGAGATAAAAATTATCTTTTTTATTAGAGAATTCTTTAAGAATCTTTTCATCCCAATCAGGGGTTTCAAACACCATATCATCACCAACCATGGCTATAATATCGTTAGTTGTTTCGTCAGCCATTACGTTCCACAATCCACATAACCCTATCTCTTTTCCTAAACCAGCTGGAAACTTTACTAGTTGTATAAAGCTTAAATTTTGTGCTATTTTATAATAATAATCCCGCCTAGGGTCATCATCATCAATTCCTAAAACTAAATTAATGTTATCAATATCTTTAGCTGTTGTAATTATACTACAAATAAAAGTTAGCGCTTTATTAATTCTTTCTCTACTTGGACAAAACAGATCTATTTTCATTTTTAATTTCTTTAAGTTTTTTAATTACATCTACTACAGGTGTGTCAAGTACCTGTACAGGAGATACACCATGCTTTTCAAAAAATCTTCTAGCTGACTTTTGAATGTTTGATTGCCAGTCTGATCTAGGGCGAATTGCCGAGCTGTTCTCTGAACAAGCTTGCTCCACAACATAATCTAAACTATTTTCAATATCAGCCCACCACCAATATGGTGTACTATAGTTAGCTTTTGCTAATTCATATGAATGGTCGACATGTTCAAATGCATTTGTATATGCTTCATCATACAACCCTATGTTGTCTAGACTCTCTCTTGTATAAAAACATACAGCACCTACGCAATGTTCATTAAGAGAAATCTTAACTTTACCGTAGTCTATAATTTTACGTGGAACTGGTTTTCCGCCACTAATATTAGCTTTGTTTGCTGGCCCATGATATGCAAACATAAAGTGGTGTATACCAGTTTCTTTATGTGCTTTAATATATTGCTCAAAAAGATTACCCTTAAACAACATATCATCTTCTACAAGAATGATATAGTCACATTTTTTTTCTAGCAAGTGCTTTATAGCTCTATTCTTAGCCTTACCAACGCCTTCACCGCCTGTAGTCTCTATATAGTCACCACTATTACAAACTATACTCTGCTCTCCATCGTTTACGGTAACTAGTTCATCGTACCAACTCTCTTGTATCGAGTCACTACATTTTTTATACATGTCTATCCTATTACATGTAATAATACCTACTCCAATTTTGCTCATAGCGCTACAGGTGGTATACCTCCGGGCGGTAAACCGAATTTCTTTTTAAGTTCCTTTTCTTTTTCTTCAGCTTCATGAGCAGTTTGTTGCTGTTTTACTAATTCTTCAAGTTGATTGAGATTATCAGGGCTAAAAATAGAGCTTTCTTCACCATACATATTACCATCAACAGTAATATACTGACTTATTAGATCTATTCTTTCTTGACCTTTATCAGGTAAAAGAATTATACAGGGTGAGTCTCCTTTTGGAAAAAATACATCAGCTTCAGGATGTTCTGTATACTGTCTATATAAAGAATAAAAAATATTATCTATCTCTACAATAAATTTTTTATCTGTATCCCTGAAACCATCATCTTGTATTGTTTGATTAGGATCAAATCTACATAAAAAGATAATATCAAGAGATCTCATTGATTCTTTCATTTGATTAATTTGTTCTGTAACAAAAGACTTATCAAAACCTTCAATTTTTTTCTCATGAGCCCATATAGTATAAGCTATTGCGTCAAGCGGGCATCTATCATAAGCAACTTTATCATCTTTTTTAGTTGCTTGAACTTGATCAATCATATAATCAAGAATTGAAGTTTGTGTCTCTACTGTAAGTTTCGAGGAGTGTGGTAACTCTTCTTCTTCAAGCATCTGTCTATATGTTTTTTCTGGAGTTGTATAATTACTCCATGTATACAAAAAACTCTTTAACAATGTGGTCTTACCACTATTCCCTGTACCCGAAAATGCAATTCTCATACTATATATATGGGGTTAAACCTTTAAAGCCATATCCCATATAAGCAAATGTAACCTAGGAGAAAAGTTAACATTCATAGCTTTAGCATATTCTGCTACAGCGGGAGCTTTTTCAACATGTTCCTGCCTACTACCGCAGCAAGGCATAAACCATATGCGATTAGTAGGTACTCTAACAGTTTTATCATCAACATATTTACGCCATATTTCGTTAATGTCTTCATCAGAGTTAATAACAAATTTAAACCCTGACCCTACCTCTCTATGCCACTTTAAAACTTCGGGCTTGTATGATCTCTCTTCCGGATCACCATTTGATGTTAGTTTAGGAGACGTTGTAAAAGAGGCGTGGAACTCCTTTACCCAAGCTTCATCCGGTTGAATTGTAGCATTCGTTTCAAAATCAATTACAGGGTGAAAATCATACTTATATATAAATGCTTTAATAAACTTAAGTAGCTGCTTTTGTTGTACCATAGGTTCACCACCAGTAAGTTTAAAGATTGCACCTTCCCGTAACTTATCTACAAGTTTATGCTTTTCAAAGTATTCAAAAATCTCATTGAAAGTCATTTTATTTTTAACAGACCACGAAATATAAGAATCACAACCATGAGGAGAATCTTCAGAAGCAAATCCCTTACACGTTAAGTTACACATCGACAGTCTAAAAAAGACTGACGGCATTCCAACATATTCACCTTCACCTTCAAGTGTATAAAATGCCTTATCATCTGATACCAATAGAGTTTCTTTAGTACAATCAATCATATTTCTTTAATTATATTATGAAACTACCAGTTTTTCAACTAAATATTATTAATGAGTGTAAAAACAGCCCGTTTACGTCGGGTAAGCTCACCAGATATAGAGCTTACAGAATCATTACAAAAGAATTGGTTATTTAATTTTAAGATTAAGCGTCCATTCTATTTTAATCCAAAGCATCGAGAGTTTTATAACTGTATTAAGAATCCAAAGACAAAGATGGGATTCGTTGATGGACCAGCCGGGAGTATGAAGACATATATTGCTGTATATGCAGGTCTTGAGTTAATAAAACAGGAAGAATTCAGCAAAATGGTATATATTAGATCTGTTGCTGAGTCTGCTGAAAGAAGTTTAGGATCTCTACCCGGTGAAATCGATGATAAATTTTCACCCTATTCAATACCTCTTGAAGAAAAGGTAACTGAAATTGCAGATAGAGGTACTTACAGTATGTTAAAACAAAAAGGTATTGTTGAAGCGATACCTGTTAACTTTGTGAGAGGTTTAACCTTTAATAAATCGTTAGTGATTGTTGATGAAGCGCAAAACCTATCGCGTAAGGAACTTACAACAATTTTAACAAGATTTGGAAGAGATTCGCGTTATATTGTAATAGGTGATTGTAATCAAGCTGATGTTAACAAATCTGGCTACAGAGAAATATTTAACAAGTTTAACAATAAGCAGTGCACAGATAATGACATATATTCCTACGAATTTGGTAATTCGGAAATAGCTCGAAGCAAAATACTTCGTTTTATTTGCTCTGTTTTAGGTACTTAACTGTTACCCCAAGTAGTACCGGCAAATGGATCGCTAAAATTACCTTTTCTTACATCAGGCCCAACACGCGCGTCTCCAGAATATTTAGTCGCTGGAGATTGTTCAGGTGTTTGTTCAGGCGGCGTTGTAGTAGTGATAGGTTCTTCCGGCAGAACATCATTATCTACAGACGTCTCTACCGTTTCACCGGTTTTAATTGTAGATCTATTATATGAAGCAAAATTATCATCATGTTCATATACCGTTACACTCTCAACCCATACACGACCATTAGTAGCTTCATCAACGAAACTATCTGCTGTCTTAAAACACCATTCAGCAAACCGTTCAATACCAACACCACCGGTCATAATTCTAAGTTGCGCAAGGCCTCTTGCATTTAACTCTTTGAGTAATTCGATTTCCGGATCGTCGTTAGCAACTACTAAGGTATGATCAAACTGATTTTTATATATATGTTTAAGATCTTTAAGCCCACCAAAATCAAATACCCAATTATTATTGTCTAGCTCATTACAAGCAAACGTAACTTCTGCTTTAAGTTGGTAACCGTGAATATATCTGCAGTGTGAATCTGCTCTAGGCTGACGAAACGCTGTCGAACCTAATTCAATTAATTTTGATGATGTATGACTCATAATATTATTTTATATGAAATTAGATAAAAATCAACTAAGTGAGAGAGTTTAAAAGGGTCTCCCTCGTCCCAATCTCGGTTAATTAATTATCGAGAAAGCGAAGTCAACTGTCTTAGCAGCACTTTTTGTGAAGTTCCTTCTTTAATGACCCCATCCTTAATTAACACTGCTTTAATTTTTGTGATATCTGGATCCAGAAGCTTAACATTTGCAGGCTTACCAGTTATATCGACAATCACCTTATCTTCAATTTTAAGTGCACCAGCAAGAGTAGTAGCAGTGAGATTATTTGTTTTCTTTACTTTACTTACAGCTGCATCAAACGGGGACAGTTTAGTCTTTTCTTCTTTCTTAGCCGGTTTAAAGCCTCTTATAATATCTGTTGGATCGCCTTCTCTATATATATCACCAAGCTTCAAGCCATCTTTTGTACGGAATATTTCTGCTACAAACATCTCTTCTTGAAAGTCTGATGGTGTATCACCTTCCTTTTCATCTTCAAACTTTATTTGTAATCCAGGTTGTATTTTCTGCTTTAATTTTAGTAAATCTAATACAACTTTATCATCTAAAGAGGCTAGAAATTTCTCGTGCCCTGGATACCCTTCCAAAGGATCCTTTGGAGCCGCCTTCTTTTTCGGAGGCGCCTCCTTCTTCGGAGCTGCCTTCTTTTTCGGAGGCGCCTTCTTTTTAGGAGCTGCCTTCTTTTTTGGCTTAGGCTTCGGCTTCTCTTTATCACCAATATCCTGGCCCCTCTCCTTTCGCTGTCGTAACGCCTCAGCTGCTTTTACTGCCTCAGGATTTTGCTCCATCCACTTGCGCTTTCCACCAGCATCTCTAAAAGCGTCATCCATTGCTGCTCTAGACTTAAATCCGAGTAACCTTGCCAGTTCTGCACGAGTTTCTTTTTCTAATATAATAAAACTAGATAATCGAAGAACGTCTCTTATAGATATACTTTCAAATTTCGCCCTATAATCAAAAGGCTGAACTTTACGAATCTCCGGATCATCGGACTTCTCTACATCTACACCACCCATCTCTGCCCTTGGATTATATGTAAACTTAATATGAGGACGTGTTTTTTGTATTAGAGGTAAGATATTACTTCGTATATGCCTAGCGTACTCGGCGAACGCATCAGCCCAACCCTCTTTAATTCCATGGTTGCCAACCAAAAGCTTTTTTATTTGTTTTTTAACACCGCCATCTGGATGAACACCCATTAATCGGCCCTTTTCATCACGGTCAAAACCATCAATTGCTGCTTCTGCATCCTCTGGTGTAAAAGCCTCCATCACTTTACCTGCTCCTGCTCCTTCATACTCTCTAGACCCCTTACTATAACGAACACCTAAAAACGGAATCAAGGTTATTGATTTCGGACCTACAATCCTTCCAAAGAAACTTTTATTATTTGTTGCTTGTTGCTTTTTAATACCCTTTTTATTAATTTTAACTATATCGATACTTGGATCATTAGCTAACTCTTTTTTAAGAACAGCAATTGGCTGCTCGTCTTTATAAGATGTAGCCATACCTTTAACAAGCTGACCTGTATCTAAGTGTATACCTTGCTGCGCAGCTTGCTTTACACCGGTTGCAGCTGCTTTCGCAATACCACGTATCTTATCTGAAAAACCTTCTTCAAGGAGTTCTTTTTGTGACATTTTCGCCATATACAATATTTAGTCTTGAAAATCAAATATTGTAGTTATAATAGTATCATATAAATGAGTAAAAGTAAAAAAGATTCTAATTATGAGTGGCTAGGAGAGGATGATGAGCTTACTGGCGAAAAAGATGTTATTGCAAAAGAAATAATGGGTGAAGAATATAGCAGTAGTTATTTTCCTCCTATTCGAGTTTATGATAAAAACGTCAACGCTACTAAAAAGTATATCTCTTCTTTACCTGATCTGCAAAATGGCCCTTCTAGCTTAATTCAGGGTGCAGCAGTTCCTATTCAACAAGTAGGTATTCATAATTTTAAGCTACCTTTAACTTATAAAAAAAGAAATGGTAAGACTATTGAACTAGAAACAAGCGTAACTGGTAGTGTTAGTTTAGAAGCTCATAAGAAAGGTATTAATATGTCGCGTATTATGAGAAGTTTTTATGATCATAAGGATGAGACATTTAGTATTGATAAGATTAAAGATGTTTTAGAAACTTATAAAAATAATCTTAAATGTTTTGACTCAAGAATAATGCTTAAGATTTCTTATCCTATTAAGCAACAAAGTTTACGTAGTGGGTTGGAAGGTTATCAATATTATGATGTAGTATTTGAAGGTGACTTAACTAAAGAAGGTGAGTTTAAGAAGTATATTCATTTTGATTTTGTTTATTCTTCTGCTTGTCCTTGTAGTTTTGAGCTAAGTGAACATGCTGAGAAGTATCGTAATAGAGCTACTGTACCTCATAGTCAAAGAAGTGTTGCTCGTGTAAGTGTAAGATTTGAAGATATGCTTTGGATTGAAGATATTCAAGAATTATGCTTAGATGCTCTTCAAACTGAAACGCAAGTTATGGTTAAAAGAGAAGATGAGCAAGCGTTTGCAGAAAAGAACGGTGCTTACTTAAAGTTTGTAGAAGATGCTGTTAGATTGCTGTATGAAAAGCTTACTAATGAATCGCGTATTTTAGACTTTAAGATTGTAGCTTCTCATAATGAAAGTTTACATAGTCATAATGCTGTATCTGTAATTGTAAAAGGTATTGAAGGTGGCTTTAAAGCAGGAGTTACTAGAGATGTTTTTGAATCTACAGGATTAAGATAATAATGGAGTTTGATCCGGAAAGTTATAGGCCTTTACCATTAGGTCTTACAATAAAAGAAAGTAAAATAGACGGTTTAGGTTTATTTACTAAAGTAGATCTACGTGCTGGTAAGAAGCTCGGGATAACACATATTAAAGTTAGTAATTTATATATAGGTATTGATGAATGGGTAAGAACACCATTAGGAGGGTTTATAAATCATAGTGAAAATCCTAATACCTTTATGGTAAAAGAGAAAATAAAAGGTTCTCATTTTAATTTTCGTAGAATTTTATATACTGTTAAGCCAATAAAAGCTGGAGATGAGATAACTTCATATTATACTCTACTTAAATGAATATCTTTGTAACTGACGACGACCCTATACAATCAACTCATAATCTTTGCGATCAACATGTAAGATCAAAGATGCAAATAGAAGGAGCTATTATGTTAGCTCACGCATTTCCACAAGAGGTGTTAGATCATCCTTCTACTCCTAGAACTTCTACCGGTAAACCTCGTAGAAGAGGTAAAGGTTATTTCAATCATCAATGCTCTATATGGGCTAGAGAAACTAAAGATAACTTTAAGTGGTTAGTTGATCATACGTTGGAAATGTTTACTGAACGTATGTATAGATGGCCTGATTCGAATGAGCATTTTACTAAAACGTTTATACAATGGTGCGGTAAAAATATTCATAATACAATTATGAGTAAAACCGGTCTTACTAATTATGCAGTCGCTATTAGTGATGATTGTGATTGTAGAAATATAGAAAATTTTGATAATCTTTCAACTATTGACAAATACAGAGAGTATATTCGTCATGATAAGGATTTCGCAACTTGGACATTGCGTTGGAAACCTACTTGGTATTAATAAGTAGCTTCAATATCTCTGTCAGCTATATTTTCCTGACTTACATCAATAAGAGCATCAAGCTCTTTTTCAATAAAGTCTTTACTGACTAATATTTTAAACAGATTACTAGCTCTGTTACCTACAGAAAAAGGAACATCTTTGAATTCCTTATTACCAATCTTAAGATCGAAATTAACTACTGGTCTTTCTTCAGTGTTACCAGCACCAACGTTAATTACTATATCGTCTACTTTATCTTTCATAAGACGCTGATTGTTTACAGTCTTAAAATGTACTTTATTACCTTGTACTTGTATATCTTCACCGTGAATAACGTTATAAGCACCGTTACCTGAGTCTAATTTAGAAGGAATTTTACCAATACCATCTACATCAAAGAACTCTATGAGTCCTAAGACAGATTTTTCTATAAAGAATTGTTTAAATTTTTTCATAGCAACTGCTAATTAAGAATGTGGTCAAGTACTTTCTAAATCTTCATACCCCACGTTAAAGACTTCAACAGGAGCCTCAATCTCCTCTATGTCGACAACCACTTCTTGTGGCTTTTCGCGTAACTCATAATCGAGAAAATGGTATACAGAAGAAAGATAATCTGAAGCTTTTGTTAT